GTTGCAACGCAAAGAAAGAATGCGATCCATAATAAATTATCTCGTAAGGTCTTTAAGGTCATAGGTGTGATCTCTTACTGTGTCTGCTAATTGTCTGTATAAGTTTTCTGCCATAGACCACGTTGCTTCTGCTGCTGACAATCTTTGTTTAAGGTCGTTAATATCTGCTGTGGAGCTGGTTAGTTTAGACTCCATCTTAAAAATAGTTTCTTGGTTAGCTGTAATAGTATCTGTTAAAGATAATACATATCTTACT